GGTATATGAATATACCACTATGCAATTAAAGTGGCTTAAATCTAACGCTAGATAGCTTAATATGGCTTTGTAGAGCTGATTAAGAAAAGAATTATAGTTATTTACATTTTAATTAATCATAACTAGCTGAATGTTAGAAATATAACAAAATGTTTGATATAAAAAAACCCCTAATTAAAGGGGTATAATATTAATAAAGAACGATAAAAGATTAATATAATTTAATTTATTCCGTTTGCCATGTTCCACACTCTGAGCAGTAGGCATCACCTATATATTGGTTAAATGTAACCTCTTGACTATTACAATTTAAGCAGATTAACGGATCAAGGTTATAACCTACATTAATAACATCATTTATAAAATACTTTTTTTGTTGTATTGTTTTCATATTAATATAATTTAATTAAAATAAAGAAGGATTTTTGTTTAGTTCTTTTATAAAGGTTTGACATTTAACAATTTCAATTTGTACGTCTGTATATCCTTTGTTTAAATAGCTTTCTTTTTCTATTGTCGCTTCCTCTAATGTATTAAAGGCGTTATAACTTCCACCAATCCAAACCAAATATTTTCTTAATTCTGTTGTATTCATACGTTTAAATTAAGTGTTAATGTTGTATAGTATTGTTCAACTCTAATCATTATCTTTTGAATGTCTTTGACTATTTGGCTTTGCTGAGTGATATTACTAAGTTTTATTTCTCTACCGATCATTAATAAAGCACCATATTTTTTTGTAAAATCATACCATTTATTATAAAGGGAATTTATTCTATTATACCAAATTTCTGGTTTCCTTGCCTTATGTAATTTACTTTCTAAATATTTGAGTTCGTTATATACACTTATTGTATCAACGTTTGAAGTACTGAAATTAGTTATATTCATTTCGTTTGCTGTGTCTCTTAATAAGTGAATATGTTTTGAGGTTGTATTTGAATATCCTGTATTATTTATTATTAAAAAATTATCATCAAGAAATTTGCCGAGCAAATAATGATAGCCATAAGAATAAATACGACTATATTCAAAAAATACGTTTGCGCTTTGTCCGTGTGTGTGCCATTGTTGTAAATAGGTTTTAATTGTTTCTTTGTTTGATTTCATTGTTTTATTATGTTAAGTTAGTTTTATTTAAAAAATGTTTGTAAACTTCAGGAATATGTTTTTTGTAGTATGGTTGCTCAGATTTACACCATTTTTTTAATTCCTGTTTGTTTTGGAATGTTTTATATTTAAAAGTAAATTCAAGTTCATTGATAAAATCCTGAACTGTCCACCCTTCCCATATGTGTCTGTTTGATTTCATTGTTTTATTGTTTTTAGGTTATTATCATAATCTTTTTCTATTTGTTTTAGTTCGCTTAATTTACAATTTTCTAATATTGAACTATTGTATTTTATATTATTTTTTTTGCAATGTCTCCACAAACTATCGTTATAATCAGCAGAAATTTTGTTGAATTGCGTTAATATTGCTTTTGCTTCCTGTTCATATTGCGAACCATAACCATATTGAAACGGCATTAAAAAAGTTTCCTCATTATCTAATAAATAGTTAATGGTAATTATGCCACAGAAATAAGAATTTCCGTTAATTTTGTCAAACCATTCTTTAGCGTTAATGTCTATTGTTTTTATTTTCATTGTTTTATATTTCTAAGGTTAATAATAAGGTTAAAATTAAGGCACTTGCATAAACAAATACCCTGATGAATATATCACTTAAAATAAAGCGTTTTAAGATGCTTTTAAAAGCGTTTCTTTTGATCTTTATTTCTTTGCCTATTGGCACTGAATAAAGGTTGTTGAGTTCGTTAATTCTTTGTTTTTTCATAATTAAAATAAATTGATTAATAAAGTTAAACAGGCAAATAAAACAAAGGCAATGCCCACGAAGGACACTGCCGTAATTGTTTTAATAAATAATAAATGTAAGTTTTTCATTTCTTTGTTTTTAAATTAGTTCATTAACCCCATACAACCTTTGTATGCAAGTAACCAATCGTTTGCTATTTTGGTTTCGTTTTTCGCTAAATATAATCTGTATTTTTTCATACATTCATTAGCTTTAATCTGTAAATCTTTGTTTGTTTGTAAATATCTCATAATGTTTGTTTTAATGTTTACACAAATATATAATTAATATTTCCAACTGACAAAACAATTAACAAAGAAAGTTAATAATTTATATTAATTCTAAATAAGAATATTAATTTGCTTTATTGCTTTTATTGTTTATAGCTTTACAAGTTGGCCAAGAAAAAACCCCCTGTAAAATTTACAGAGGGCAAACAAACAAACAACTATTAAATTTATGTATATTGAATTTATAATCTACTCTATTAAATTCATGTATTGAATTGCTCTATGTCTTGAATATTGTTGTATTGTCCATTGAATTGATCTATCCGTATTGAATTGCTTAACGTAAGGTTCTTGTCCTACTTCTTTTATTTCAAACGTTAGAACTCTCACACTTTACTTTTTCTATATTCTGATTCTAATTGTTGCAAGTATAATTCATTCTTTGCTTTGAGTGTTCGATTCATATCTTTTAAATTCTCATTCTCTTCCTTAACATATCTAAGCATCTCTCTCAAATGATTGATCTCTATTCTGTTTAAATCTTCTGTGTGTGTCATATCTTAATATCTATTCTGTTATTTAACAATTCTATTATAGCAAATATTTGCTCTTCTTTTTCTTCTTGCGTTTCAGCAACTTCTTTTACTCTAATCCAAAAATGATTAGATTGCTTTGGCATAAATAAATCTCTTATTAAATTGCCAAACTTTCGCATTGGGCGTACTGTTTTATATACTCTGTTTACTTTCATAATTCTTTATTATTAAATTGATTTGATAGTGAATAAAATTTATAAGTTTCGTAGGGCATCTTATATCCTTTGCAACTATAACAGAATAATTGTTTTGCTTTCTGTTCTATTATTGCCGAACATTTGTTACATTTTCTCATTTGATATTTATTTGATGTTGTGTGCCATTAAAACTTATTATATACTCTTCATCAAACTCATAACATGCTCCTGTTTCAGCGTTAAACAATGTTATTTTATCGGATATTAATTGTAAAAAATATTGATGTTGTTTGGGTGTTGAATTATTGTAAAAGTCAATAACTTCTTTGTATTGTGTTTTCATACTGTCATGATTTCTTTGTTTTAAATTGTTTTCTTAATAGTTCTAGTGCTAAGTTCTGATTAGATTTCTGAATCCAATCTCCTTTTAGATTAAAGTGTTTGTTGATGATTTCTTTCTTTTTATTCATAGTTTTCTTTATTAGTTATTAACAATATTAGTAAATAAAATCCTAACTGACAAATAAATTATAAAAAAAATGCTAAAAAACTTGCGTTATCTCTAATAAATCTGCTTTTTCAGTGACATATGCCATAACTCTTGTCATTCTTAGTTTAGATTTATCAAAAACCATTTCATTTGTAGCAAACCCCTCAAATCTATATCTAGGGTATATGCAACTAAACAATGCAAATAAATTACAATCTGTTTTAGCATAAGAAGGTATCATCAAAGGATTTTTATGATTTCTATTGACTTTTACATCAATTGTTTTGCCTTTATAAATTGCATCATAATTATCTGTTCCTTTGACTTTGGAAGTGTTATGTATTTTAAAGTCAGGATATAAATTTAACTCTCTACAAAATATAAACTCAGCACCAAACCCAACAATATCTAAATCTAATTCTTCTGTTTCGTTTACTGTTTTGTGACCATGCCAACCTGTATCTCTTTTGTTTTTGTCTCTTTGGTATGCACTTAGCTCAACTATTTCCTGCTCATACTTGTCTAATATGTAAACGTTTCCTATCTTCATTTTTTATTTGATAAAATAACTGCCATGTGGAACTGATCGAGTTAGTACATATTGTATAAGGTATCTCGACGCGTCGATTCCGTGATTGAATTTATCGATAGGAATTGCACCGTTTAATTTCCAAGTATAGTTATTAAATTCACGAATTAAATTCACAGATTTATCATCTATTATTATTTGATAATCCTGCATTAATGAGATACCTGCTAAAATACTGCCTTTCTTTTTTATTGTTGGTATTACATTTAATCCCTTACTCTTTATTTCGCTTAAAAGTCGTGGCTCTGAATTATCCATTACAATTAAATTGCCACCTGCATAACGTCTATTCAATTCATATATCTGACTTGTGCTTAATCCTGCCTTATAGTAATGTTCTTTGAGCCATATCATTTTTCTTTCTTTATCTATTGCACCTTCTACTAAAACACTTGGATCCACCGAAAATCCTATGTCCATGCCAAATATTGAATCTATTTCATTATTAAATTTACCTATGTTCCAATGCTTAAATATAACTCCTTCAGCACTTTCTAACCACCCACCTTCTATTTGATGTTTAAACTTCTCTGGTCGTCTAACCTTCATTACTTCTATCTGTTTAACAAACGATTTAGACAAGTGATCTAAGTTGTCTTGATAAGTAGTATGTATGTATGTAATGTTTTCTTTAGTGCCATTATATCCGTCTGGAACTCCCCTGTTTTGAAAGAACCTATGGTATATCCAATTCTCTTTTGTAGTAGGGTTTAGAATTAATATACATCTATTCTTTACAAGCTTTGATCTAATACTGAAATCAATCTTGTCAAAACTTTCCTCGTCTGTTAATTCCTCAGCTTCGTCTAATACGAATGTGCTTACCCCCTGTATAGATTTAAGTTTTGCAGTTTGATCTCCACTTGACGTTCTAATACCACTAAAGTATATTGAACTGCCTGTTAAATTGTTTATGATCTCCGTCTTGTTTACAGTGAACTGATCGAGTACGCCCATTAACTCAAGCTTCTCTATAAACTCAGGTATAATTGACATTCCTGCTGAGGTCATAGTATAACGAGTAAATAATATTCTATGCCCTTTTTCGTAGGTAAGTAATACTAAGAATGTGTTTGTGGCAAATGATTTTCCAGAACCTCTCCCTCCTGTTATTACAAAGTAACGACTTTGAGAGTTAAATAAAGCTTGATACTTTTTATTGAGGTTTAGTTTGTTCATTTTAATTTATATTGTTTTTTAACTTATAATCAGTTATTCTTTTCAAAACATATCTATCTCTTTCAATACCTTTAAACAATTCTCTATATTTCCAATATTCTTTGTCTCTTATTTTTTTCCAATCCTCATTAGTAAAATAAAAACTCTCTTCAAACTTGCAAAATTTTATATACGAAGGACACTTTTGTAATACTCTTAAATTTAAAACCTTATGCCTACCTATTGTCATTGATTTATATTCACTAATTATTTGTGAGTAAAACCTTTTATTTACATCTTCTAAAGTAATTATATCAACTGCTTTCTTCTTTTTTTTGACCATCCTTAATCTCTTCTGATTCTATATCTATTATTTTTTCTTTATCTGCAAAATCAATAATAGGGATGTTGACTTCTGTTTTCACATTTAATTCTTTTAACTCTTTTGGTTTACCGTACTTATATTCCCAAAGTAATCTCATGTGTGGGAAACTATCTTTTGCCTGTTTAGCAAGTTCTAACCACGCTTTCTCTTCACTACCAAACACTCTTTTCATTGCACCTAAAGCATAGTTGCCGAGCTTCTTTTCTCTTGCCTTTGGTGGTCGTCCTTGTCCTCTATAAATACCTTTTAAAGCACCGTTGTTAGCTCTTCCGTCTTTTTTCTTTTTGTTTTCGTCTTCTACTCCTTCCATAAACCTTTATTAATTAGTTGGCATATAATAGAGTAATTACCTAAATCTTGAAATGTATCTAAGAGAGTTTCATTATTACCTTTACGATTCTTAATAATTAGATTTTTCCATCTGCTTATTTTATCGTTCATTCTAAACCATAAACCATGTAAAGCAAAATCTTTACCTTCCTTAGTTTCTAAATTTGCACCAGTGCTTATATTACTAATGCCATAATCTAATTGCTTCTTTGCGAATAATTCAAATTGCTCTTCTACAATCTCTTCATAACTCTTGTAAAGATTTGGTGCTTCCTTCTGTAATAATTTTCTATATTTATTTTTCATATTGTAATTCTGGCATATTACTTATAACCATTGTTAGTTCGTCAATGTCTTCACTCCTTAGAGTTTTTAATTTACTTTTTATATATTCTCTTTTAGTTGTATTATCCATTTCGTCAATCTCAATAATAAGTTGTTTAAGCCATATATTCAAATTATAATTATACATTGAATGTGTACTAAATGTTTTAATAGAATAAATTAAAGTTGCATGGTTTATGTTCCAACCATTTTTATTATAGAAATCAACTATTTTGTGTAGTGGCATCCTTTTATATTTAAACAATATATGATTTAATAATGCCCTAACCTCTACATATTCTCTTTTTCTTGTGATCTTAAATACATCTAAACCTGATAATAATTTTATTTTATCGGCTATTTCTGTTTGTGTAATCATGGTAAATAATTTTGATGAGCTTTGTAATCCTCTAAAGCGTGTAACATTGCACTGCAACATTCATAATGCTCTTCAATTTCATACTGCTCGATTAACATAGGTATCTCTTCTTCTCTTATAACTCTTTTTTTTAGACAAAGTAGAGTGTCTTGATAACAATCTAAGTAATCTAAATATTCGTTTGCCATTTATAAAGTGTCTTCTACTAAGTAGTTTTCTAAATCAAATTCATTCTTAATATAGTTTTCATATACCTTAATAGCATATTCAACTTTTTGCTCACCACTAAAATAGAAATTTTCGCTGACATTAAAAATACCAATTTCATTTGTTGGTGATTTATCTATAACAATGTATTTAAAATCCTTATAATCTTTGCCAAATAAATTACAATAAATATAACATTGACTATCGTAATTATATTTGTTGGCACTATATTTGAAAGCCGACAAAACTTGAGTTGTCTTTAAATCTATAAGGTGTTGTCCTAAAACATCTGCCTTAGCTCTAAAAGGGTATCCCATTAAATTATTAACCATAGGCACTTCAAACTCACTATTCTCTATAAGTTCACTTGCAGGTTTGCAATTATAAAACCTATCTCTTAACCTTAATGCCTTGTCTCTATCTTTTACAGTAAATACATCCCATCTTTCTGCCTTAGCTGATACATATTCTTTATTACTTTTTCTTGATACATCTAAAAACAAACATTCATTAAATTTATCCTGTTCTAATATACTGGCATGAAATAAATATCCTTGTGCCAAAGCATCTGATTCAGTAGGTAGGTTTATTTGATTTAAGTATTCTAGTGGTGATTTAAGTAGTTGGCTTATTGCACTACTTGATAAACAAGCTTTTGCTAAGTAGCCATAATAAAAGCTATCTTGAATTGCTTTTTGTGTGAGATCATGTCTATCATGCATCTCATTGTCTAGTGTGATTATTGGTTCTTTCATATTAATTACAATTATAGTTATACTGATATGAAACGTAATACTCCCAACAACCTCCTTCTATATAGTAAGTGTAAACT